CAGAGCAACCCAGTAGCGAAGAAGTTGTTGCAGACGAGCCAGCACCGACAACAGAGATTGCCAAACAAGAAGAAGCAATCGAGGAGCCAACTCAAGAACAACCTAGCTCAGATGTGGAAGTTGATTTAGATATAAAAGTTGCAGCCATAGAAAAGGCCATACAAAGCAAGATAAAAAACGAAATGCAAAGAGTCAGTGTGACGCTCGATGTAATTAACGAAGTTGTATCTCGTGAGATGACAGCTACGCAAGCCGACATTTCTAGCTATTTTGATACCAACACTGCTTTGTTTGATACACGTCAGATACCAGGCGGAGACCCAGCTTTCTTCATGCAAGCTAGTCTTGCAAGCTACGATAAAACAATATATGCTAGACAGGCGAGCATCGCAGGTACAGATCCTGTCGTACAGCATCAAATTAAGGTGCAAAACGCCAAGAAAAAAACCAGTGATGCGTATAGAAACCTTATGGAGTTATTAAATGCAAGAAATGTTCAGTAAATTATCATCATATGCTGCACTGTTGGGCGTCATTGGCGCCATCGGCGGTGGTTTTATGGCATGGGGCGAGTTTAACAATCGAATCGCACAACTAGAAAATAAAGAGTTTGTGGTAAACGAAACTGTAGATTTATCAGGTATCATCAAAGAACTAGAGGCAATAAAAGGCGATATTAAAATAAATGACGCCGCTATCAAGTTTCTTGATGCAAAAATAGAAGAGCTAAAAGCAGAACAAGACAACCCATTATTAAATTAGTATGGCAAGAGCAAGAGGTAAATATTCACAGGCGATATCTGATAGAAGCGGAGTGGCTTTTCCGTATCGTGAAATGGTCAAAGAGTGGAACGGATCTTTTGTGCACAAAACAGAGTATGAAGGTAAACACCCACAACTTGATCCTGCACCAGTAGCTGCGGATGCACAAGCGTTAGAAAACGCAAGACCGCAAGAACAGACTGTAATAACAGTTTCTATTGGCAGAGGGGCGGACACGACCTTTAGTGCATCCACATCTGGCAGCATGCAACCTGCAACTGTTGCAAAAGATTTGACAGTAAGATTTGACTTAGGGACGGTAACTGTATCATGACGTCATTTAACCAACTCAAACAAGATTTAATTGATTTAACAGAAAATAACAGCTCTGATTTTTCATCAGAGAGTCCTCAGTTTATTGACACAGCTGAGCGTAGACTAGCAAGAGAACTGATAAATGTTCCTGAACTATACAAACATCAAAACGCTACATTAACTATTGGTGACGCCTTTGTGACGAAACCGACTGATCTAATCACGATCATTTCCTTTCAGGTGCTGTCCTCAGCCTCGGCGAGGACAGCATTGGAATATAGAGACGTTGGATACATAAACGAATATTGGCCCACACGAACAAGCACAAGCACGCCAAAATATTATGCAGATTGGGATAATGATTTTTATATCATTGCTCCAACACCAAGTGCTGCACTTACAGTTGAAATAAACTATAGAACAAGATTTAGTTCTTTGTCGGGCAGCAATACAACAAACTGGTTAACAGACAACGCATACGATGCTTTGTTGTATGGTTCATTGATAGAGGCAGCAGTTTATGATAAAAACCCTCAGATGCTTCAGTTGTATGAAAAAAGATATCAAGAGGCAGTGGCAAGCGTTAATCAAGAACTTGCAATTAGAAGAACAAACAGCTTTACGAGTTAGCCATGGCTTTTGCAGTAGCAGACAGAGTAAGAGAAACAACAACAACCACAGGGACAGGCACCCTTAATTTAGATGGTGCTGTATCTGGTTTTAGAACTTTTGTATCTGGTATTGGCAATAGTAACGTAACTTATTATGCAATAGTTCATAGAACAGCAGCAGAGTTTGAAATAGGTATTGGCACAGTTACTGATGCGTCTACAGACACACTTTCAAGAACAACTGTGTTATCAAGTTCTAACAGCAATAGCGCAGTAAATTTTAGTGCAGGCACCAAAGATGTTTTTTGCACACAGCCAGCGAGTAAAGCTGTATTTGAAGATAATAACGCCGATGTCACATTACCAGATGATCTTATACTTGGATCAGACTCCGCAGTATTAAAGTTTGGCGCAGACTCTGATACTACTCTGACTCACACAGATGGCACAGGGCTTACACTAAACTCTACTAATAAACTAACATTTGGCGATGCTACGAGCTTCGTCCAACAAAGCTCTAACGGTGTTTTACGAATAGACGGCGAGGCTACCATTGATCTTAATGCGTCGACAGCGGTCACAGTTAGTAACGATTTAAAATTAGACAGTGATAGTGCTGTTCTTGGTTTTGGAGAAGATAACGATATTACGATAACTCATGCCGCCGATACAGGACTAACGGTCAACGGCACGTTTACGGCAACAGGTTTTATAATTGGATCTGCAAACATTAACGAAGCTGAGTTAGAAACAATAGATGGAGTAACAGCTGGAACTGTTGCAGCCAGTAAAGCTGTTGTTGTTGACTCAAACAAAGACATAGGGTCGTTTAGAAATGTTACACTTACTGGTGAATTGGATGCTGCCACATTAGATATATCTGGCGATGCTGATATAGACGGCACTTTAGAAACAGATGCTTTATCTATAAATGGAACCGCAGTAACCTCAACAGCTGCAGAGTTAAATTTAGTAGACGGAATTACAGCAGGAACAGTGTCTGCATCGTTGGCTGTTATTGTTGACTCAAACAAAGATATAACAGGTTTTAGAAACGTCACATTAACTGGTGAATTAGACGCAGCAACCTTGGACATATCTGGCAATGCAGACATAGATGGCACGACAAATCTAGACAACACAGACATTGATGGCACGTTAGTGGTCGATGGCTCTAACATTTCACTAGATAGCACCTCAACTTTAAATATAGACAACTCTAATACATCTAATGGTATTACTATTGGAACAGCTACATCGGGAGTTCCAATATCTATTGGACACTCAACTTCTGAAACAACAGTAAATGATAACTTAACTGTTACAGGAGACTTAACAGTTAGTGGTACAACAACTACAGTAAACTCAACCACTGTAAATTTAAATGACCATAATATTGTTTTAGATACAGGAAATACCACATCTGCAGTTGTTAATGGTGCAGGCATAACTATTGAAGGTGGTTCTGGAGATGATGCTACATTTACATATAATACTTCAGGCCCTAAATTTGAATTAAAACTTGGATCATCACATGAAGATTTACAAATAGATCAACTCATTGCTGCATCTCTTGATATATCAGGAGACGTAGATGTAGACGGCACTTTAGAAACAGATGCTTTGTCTATAAACGGAACTGCAGTAACATCAACAGCGGCGGAGTTAAATTTAGTAGACGGAATTACAGCAGGAACAGTGTCAGCTTCATTGGCTGTAATTGCAGATTCTAATAAAGATGTGTCAGGATTTAGAAACATAACATTAACTGGTGAATTGGATGCTGCTACACTAGATATATCTGGTAATGCAGATATTGACGGCACGCTAGAAGCCGATGCAATTACGGTAGATGGAACTGCTCTTGCCACATTAATTGCAGCGACTACAGTAACAAATTCTACAAACGCAGCACACGTATCTGTGGCTGATAATGAAAGCACAAACGAAAATAATTTAATACCTTTTATTGAAGACACATCTGCCACTGGTAACGTTGGATTAGAATCAGATGGTGACTTTACATACAATCCAAGCACAGGCAGACTGACAGCGACACAACTAGCTGGTACACTACAAACTGCGGCTCAAGCAAATATTACATCTCTTGGCACGTTGACCACACTAACTGTGGACAATGTAATAATAAATGGAACAACGATTGGTCACACAGATGACACTGATTTGATAACAGTGGCGGATGGCATTGCAACTGTGGCCGGTGAAATATCTGTGACTACTCTAGACATAGGCGGCACGAATGTCACATCAACAGCTGCAGAGCTGAATATTTTAGATGGTGTAACAGCGACAGCCTCGGAATTAAATTTACTAGATGGGGGCACTTCAGTTGGCAGTTCAATAACGCTAGCAAATGGCGATGGTATTGTGACTAACGATGGTGGCACCATGAAAACCATACCAGCATCAGACATTAAAACTTATGTTGGTGCAGCAGCGGGTGCGTTTTCTATAGCAAACCTAGACATCGACGGTGGCACTGACATTGGTGCAGATTTAGTCGGTGATGATTTAATTATAGTCGATGATGGAGCAGGAGGTACTAATCGTAAAGCAACATTAACTAGACTAATGACCTTTGTTAACGCAAATGTTAGTGGAGGAGGAGGTTCTACGGCAGCTGATGATATTTCAGCAGGGGATGCAGCCATAAATCTTACTACAACATCTGGCAATATTACAATAGATGCGCAAGCCAATGACAGTGATATTATATTTAAAGGAACTGATGGAGGAGCAGACACAACCTTTTTAACGATAGATGGATCAGACGCTGGTAAAGCGTTATTTAATGCTGGTGCAACTTTTTCAAGTAATGTTTCAATCTCGACTGCTGATAATACAGACACACTTACATTAATATCTACAGATGCAGATGCAAATGCTGGACCTGTCTTAAATTTACAAAGGGATTCAGGAAGCCCCGCTGATGATGATTTAGTTGGTAGTATTAGATATTCTGCAGATAATGATGCTGGAGAACAAACAAATCTTTTTCAAACAAATGTTTTTTTAGCCGATGCATCAGATGGAAGTGAAGATTTCCAATTTGAAATGGATGGTATGATTGCAGGCACACAAAGAAATTTTCTTACAATGAGTGCAGGTGCTATTATTTTTAACGAAGACGCACAAGACATAGACTTTCGAGTAGAGTCTAGTGGTAATGCTAATGCTTTTAAAGTTGATGCAGGTAATGATAAAATAGTTGTAGATGTTTCTTTCGATTTAAATGACAATAAAAGAATAAGACTTGGTGACGGTAACGATCTGCAAATCTACCATAGTGGTAGTAGCTCATATATTACTAACGATACTGGTGATTTAACTTTTGATGTTGGTGCGGACATAGTTTTTGACGCAGCAGGAAACGATTTTAAGTATGAATGTGGAGGAACACACTTCTTTACTATAACTAGAAATAATAGTGATTCAACTGCTGAGCTCACACACCCCACACAAGATAAAGACATTGTGTTTAAAGGGAATGACGGAGGGAGCGCTATCACTGCTGTTCAAATAGATATGTCAGATGCGGGCGCCATAATCTGTAAAGGTAACGTCACAGCCTTTGGATCTCCATCAGATATAAGACTAAAAGAAAACATTGAGGTTATACCAAATGCTCTTGATAAAGTATCACAGTTACGAGGAGTTACATTTAATTACAAAAAAGATGGCAAGAAATCTACAGGATTAATCGCACAGGAGTTAGAAAAAGTATTACCAGAAGTAGTATACGATACACACGAGATAGATAATGACGATGAAGAATTTAAAGCGGTTAGATATGGCAACACAGTGGGCCTTCTTGTTCAGGCAATTAAAGAATTAAAAGCTGAAGTAGAAAAATTAAAAGGTGCTCTATGACGATTGTTAGCAGCGGCGCCATCTCAATTAATTCTCTCGTGGGAGAATACGGGGGGTCTGCTCCTCATGCAATGAATGAATATTATAGAGGTGGCTCATTAGTTGCAAACCATTCCAATAATGGAAACGTGCCCACGTCGGGCACAATTCAACTTGATGATTTTTATGGCGCCAATAATACAAGCCCTGCACCGACATCTTATAGTTATGGTATAACGCTTGGTACCAGTGGGCAGGGGTCTGATGGATTTAATAGTGGCAATTTTGGGTCACTAAGTAATAACCCTCAATCTACTGCATTTGCAGGGGGCTTTAATCCAACAATAGTTGAGTTGTCAACATTTACAAGTCTAAACAAGGCAGGACAGAATACTTATAGCTTTTTTTTCAGAGTTAGTGGGAATCTTTCAAATAGTGGTTGGACAAGTATTACTGTTCCATCAGGCATAACAAATTCTAGTAGTAATCAGACTGTAAACAGATCATCTGTTACTAGCCACAATTACAATGCGGGTAGTAACATCACTTCATGGGAATTTACTCTAGGCACTGGTGGTTTTAAATTTAATTCAAGTGGGTCAGGAACGGTGACCCTGACAGAATGATTTTAGAATACGAAAAAAAACAATCTGTTTATGCAGAAAAAGCCTGCGAGCATGTAGTCAACGGTGTTATTCGTTTAGATGATTTAATACGCACTGATTATATTCCTACAAACTTTTCAGCAGAATCTAAAAACTTTTTGCTTAGAGACGGTCACGTTGATTGGGATAAAATGCATTATAATTTTGAATTAAAAATACACGAAGAATGGTTAAAGGAACTTGGATATGACACAGAAAATTATTATGTAGATTTTACAACTCACAAAATTATAGACAAAAGAAAACTAACGTCGGAATATAAGCTTAATAATTTTGATGAAGAACAAGAGTTAACAGAAAGTAAGAGTATATAGATGGCAATAAAATACGAATTTAGTGCTAAACAGCCTTCGTGGTCCATGAATGTTGATGATCTATTTCAAACAACAGTCGTATCTGGTGATATAGGCAAAGTTATTGACCGAGACTCAATGGATGATGTTACGAAACCAGATACAGTGACATACGATAGTCAAAGCAATAAAGTTTTTGGTAGAACAAATAGACTATCACTAGTGCAAGGTAAAGTAAAACACACTTCTTATTGGAACGATGATGACAATATTATAGCAGCTGACATTGATAGAATGAAAACTCTCAACAACAATGACAAAGTGAGACAAGGTGATTTTACTGAAAGTACAACAGAGGATGCAATTGCAAACAAAAAATATTTATGTACATATAAATTTGGTGCAGACTACGATGTTATAAGTCCAAACTCAAACAGACACTTACTTGCTGTAGGATCAAAGTTAGAAGCTCTTGAAGATGATACAAGATTATTTTGTGTTTTATCTAAAGATGATAATTTTGAAATAGATGTGCTTGATATTCCTGTTGGTGAAACAAAAACAATTAATCAAGATTATAATTCAAACTCACTAAAGTATATTTTCTTTAGTCAGAACTGTACTGTGGGTGCAGCTCAGATAGAGCAATACACTTGCAGAAAGTTTACAAGTATTTCAATTGAAGTAAAAAACACTTCAAGTAAAGTTTTAAGAATATTTTTAATATCGAGGTAAATATGTGGAACTTATATAAAATTGGCAAATCATTAAATGACATCGTAAACATTTACAGTTTAAATGAAGAACAAATGGAAGAAGATAAACTTGGTATTCCTATCACAACATTATATAGAGAAATGCAATTCCCATTTGGTTTGATGATGATGAATAAAGCTACTCAAACAACTTTAGGACAAGATGTTGTATGGGGTAGAAAACATAATGATAAAGATTATGTTGAAAAAACAGTTTTACCTAAATTAATGGATCTTGAATATTTATCTTCTTTACCAAAAAATACAGTAGGTGCAGAATATTATAAAATTGTACGCAACTTAGGACTTGAGGTTTTATACAATCAAAGATTTAAAGATAACGAAGTGAAATCTCGTCTAGATGTTGTAAGAACAAACCTATCTCGTCATGTTGTAATTTCACACGATATATTACATACACTTTTTAAATACAATACTCACGCATTAGGTGAGGGATTGGTGCAACTAATAACAGGACATTTATTAGATTACAAGCCATCAAAGATTATTGGTTTTGTTGTTATGCTGTCAGTAGCAAAAAGAACAGGGGATTACAGAGGTGTTTGGAAAGTATACAAAGAGTGCCAGGCTAATTTAAACAATTGTGTAAAAAATATTGGCTATCGTAATCCATTAGATTTTATAGAAAGTGATTTAGAAGAGGTTAGAAAAAAATTTAACATTGGTAAAGTGCCTGTATATGAGGCGTTTGAAAAAAGATACCATAACCATTTAACGCCTTACTCTTGTATGCAAATAGAAAAATCAAAAAAGGTTGAAACAATATGAAATGGAACTGGCCCTTACTACGAATTATAATTAATTTTTATAAAAAACACGGCTTAATTAAGACCATACTTTGGTTAATATTTATATTTATTGGAACTAAAATTGTTGTTATTAATGGTTTTATTTATGCTGCAAATTTTTTATTTGGTTTTAATTGGAAATATGCACCAATTCTAGATTATTTAAATCTTTTAATTTATTTTTAAAAAGGAAGGATAATATAAGAAATGAACGACAAACAATCTAAATACGTCAACAACGTAATTGCGTTGTTAACAAAACAAAGAAATGATGCTTTGGATTTAAACACCAAGCTACAGGCTGATTTGATTACAGCGCAAATGGAGCTAGCAGAGTTGAAAAAAGAAGAGGAAAAAGAAGAGGAAAAGGTTAACTAATGGCAACAGAAAACTGGTCACCAGTGTTTGTATTAGAGGCAATCGGCGCAGATATTGTGACCGAATTTGAAACTTCTGCTTTTGGTGCAGTGGCTTTTGGTGTAGTATCATTTGGAGGTAGCCCAGATGTAGGTCGAGAGTTTTGGGCTGATATATCAGCGTCAGCAAATGCTGAGTCTTGGTCTAGTATATCAGCTTCATCAAACACAGAGTCTTGGTCGGAGATCAGTGCTGCATAGGAGATTATATGGCAATAACACAAGCAGTATGCAATTCATTCAAGCAAGAGCTTCTTCAAGGTCTACATGATCTTGATGGACATACGCTTAAACTTGCTCTGTATACATCGAGCGCTACACTGGGGCCAACGACCACTGCTTTTTCTACGACAAACGAATCAAGCGGCACCAACTATACATCAGGCGGTGCAACCATATCAAACGTTGCTGTATCATTATCTGGCACGGTGGCTTTCGTAGACTTTGATGATGTGTCTTTTTCAAGCGCAACCATATCTGACGCTGCTGGGGCACTTATCTACAATTCATCAGCGAGTAATCGTGCAATCGCTGTGTTAGACTTTGGTAGCACTAAGTCTGTGTCTGGAGGCACGCTAACCGTATCTTTACCATCGGCATCTGCAACAACAGCTTTGATAAGGATTAGTTAAATGCCTTTAACAAAGATGCAAATAGCACCTGGTATCTTCAAGGATGACACTGTGTACTCGCAAGAAGGCAAGTATGTTGACGCTAACAAAATACGTTTTTTAAAAGGGCGAGCAGAAAAATTAGGGGGTTGGGCAAAGCTCGATACAGATACGATTGCAAGCGGGGTTGTTAGAACACTGCTTCCATTTCGTGGGCAAGTGGCCAATAACAAACGATACATTGGTATAGGGACACACAGTCATTTATATTTATACGATGATGGTGCAGGCAGTTATATAGACATCACACCTGGATCAAGCTATTCGGCTGGCGCACAACACACAACAGTCAGTTCTGGTGTATTTACATTTGCTGGCATTTGGACGATGGACACGTTTGGTGAAGATTTATTATGTGTTAATAAGATAGGTGGCAAACTGTACAAGCTTGATTTGAGTGCGTACCAAGGTAATGCGGCCACAAACGCAGCTGCTGTAACAGCTGCATCGGGCAGTAGTATACCGTCATCGGCTAACGGTGTGATTGTCAACCAACAATCAAGACAAGTTATTTTATATGGTGCACATGACGGCACTAACGATGCACCAATGCGTGTGGCTTTTTCTGATTTGGAAACAGACAATGATTTTACAGCAACACTCGACAACTTTGCAGGTGCTGTAGAATTACAAGGCGGCAACCTGCTTCTTGGTGCGGTTAGAACCAAAGGTAATATTTTATTGTTTTCTGACACGACTGTTTTTTCTATGACATTTGTTGGACAACCAGATGTTTATGCCTTTCAAACACTAGCAGAAAACGCAGGACTTGTTGGACCAAATGCTGTTGTTGAGCACAACGGCATAGCTTATTGGATGGGTGATGACGGTTTCTATGCTTATCGTGGACAAGTACAAAGCATACCATGCACCGTAGAACGACATGTGTTTGACAATCTCACCAAACAACAAAAACTAAAATGTTTTGCAGCGCTCAATGTTAAATTTAACGAGGTCTGGTGGTTCTATCCAACAGGATCTAACGATGCATCAGATGATATTACAAACTATGTCATCTACAATTATTTAGAGAATACATGGTCTGTGGGCACATTGGCCAGAGGAGCTTGGGCGCCGGTCGGTATCTATGACAATCCGCTTGCAAGTTCTCTTGCAGCATCCAGCTCTGTGATATTTAAACACGAATCAGGCACAGATGACGACGGTTCGGCTATGGAGTGCACACTAACATCAGGCGACATTGACTTGCCACCGGACGGTGAACAAATGATGTATATCAGTGATTTTATACCTGACTTCAACGATCAGGTGGGCAACGTCACAGTAACATTAAAGTTTAGAGATCATCCAAACGGCACACAACGAACAGAAGAAACGATTACATCAGCCACAGGTACAACACACCAAACCATACGTGCACGTGGACGACAAGTATCGATGGTAGTATCAAGCAATGCGACCAGTTCTTTTTGGCGTATGGGCGACCATCGATTTAACATGCAACCAGATGGATTGAGAAACACATGAGTACTAAATGTGAACATTGTGGACAAACTGTTGAAGATGGTAAAACATGCACAACCATGGCATGTTCTGGTAAAGAATCAAAACAATTACCACCAGACGATTTTAAATTTGTAGATTCGGAGGAATAACTGTGGCTGGAAATAGATTTAACAGACTACCTACGTCAAGTATTTTTATGGATGCGTTTAACAGAGCTATGCGTTCTGCGGAGGCAGCAAATGATATTCAAGTAGCTAATCAAATTGAAGGATTAAAAACCGCTCATAATCAACTTGCAAATGATATGAACGTACTGGCAGCAGCTGTTGAAAGAGAGTTTTTAAAAATGTCACACAAAATTGATGAGGAAGACTCTATATCAGTTAGTGATCAACTTTCTTGGTTTTTAAATTCATCGTAATGGCAGCACAATTTAAAAACGTAGTTACTGAAATAGACACAACAGGTAGCACTCAATTACTTTTGCGTTGCCCTGCGGGAAAAACAATAATTGTTAAAAATTTAATAGTTCAAAATGAAAATGCTAGCGACTCCAACAATTTTTTAGCGGTGGAAGATAATTCAATTAGCACGTCAGCACGAGCCATTCAAGCCGTTACAATTTCTGCAGGTGGTTTAACAACACTAAACGTGCCAATTATTCTTGAAGAACAAGACGAACTTAAATGGCAAACAGATGTTTCTGATCAACATATTAATCTACATTATGTTCAATTAGATGCTGGCGTTAGGCAAAGATATAGAGGAATTTGTAAACAATTAACAACAGCGGACTCAGCTGATTCTTTTATTACTTGTCCAGATGGCAGCACAATAATTGTTAATTTTGTTCAATTTTGCAATCAATCTGGGGGCACAGCAAGCAATAATTCTTTTACAATTACTGACAGTTCGGCCAGTTCTACAAAAATTATAGACAAAGGTGCTGTGGCCAATAATGGGATAGCTGGTTTCAACAGAACTTTTGTGTTGGAGTCGGGCGACAGTCTTAATTTTACGCCAGATGAACAACCATTTAACGTATACACTTCGTTTTTGGAGATAAGAAACCCGCCGATCAGAGGACAATAATGATTGAAAATGACGCAAAATACGATAGATTGGAGAGATCATGGGCATAGGCAGTAAATTAAAAAGAGCAGTTAGAAAAATCATACCAAATGAGTTAGCAGAAGTTGCAGTAACGGCTGCTCCATTTGTAGCTCCATTTAACCCAGCAGTCGCTGCAGCTATGGCAGGACTTGGTAGCTTTGATCAAACAGGGCGTATTGGTAGTTCAGTTAGAGCTGGTCTTGGCACGTATGCTCTTGGACAAGGTGCACGGTATTTGGGCGGTGCAGGTTTTCAAGGTAATCCATTTGCATCAGGCGGAGCGTTTACAGGACAAGGTTTTACAGGAGGTTTTAGCTCTCCGTTTGGAACAGAAACAGGTATAGGTAGTTTATTTAGATCGGATCCGGTAAGTGTTGCTGACAACCCATATGCATTACAAGGAGAGGGAGCGTACAGTTTTGACACTTTACCTGAAGCAAAACAAGTTTCGTCAGGGTCTTATGTGACCAGTCAGCCACAAGTTGGATTTGAAGCTGGTCAAGTTGATCCTCAACTAGCGCGAGCTGCTGGCATAGACCCTGGCAGTACCGCAACACAAAGTATCGGAAAAACCGTAGAAAACAAAATAGTTGAAAAAAAACTACAAGAAGGGGGAAGTTCTCTTTCAAAGTTTATGAAAGCTAGCGCAAAAGACAAAGGTAAAATGGCACTGGACTTTTTTAACAATTTGGATGGCACCACAAAACTTTCCTTAGGTGTTGGCACAGTCTCTGCTGCTTTACAATATTTAGAGAACAAAGGGCGAGAAAAGGAAAGAAGCGACTTTGCATTGTTTCGAGACCGCCCTGCAGACTTTTATAACCTTCAGTATAGGGGTGGACAACAGGCAAAAGATGGTGGTATTATAGGGCTCGCAAATGGTGGTGAGCCAGCGATGGAAATGGACTATCGTGGAGGTGGCTTTATCCCTGTCGGCGCCAAAGAACGGGCAGATGATGTGCCTGCTAGACTATCGAAAAACGAATTTGTAATGACGGCTGACGCTGTACGGGCAGCGGGCGGCGGTAGTGTTGATGTAGGAGCACAAAGAATGTACGATTTAATGAACAGATTAGAGGCACAAGCATAATGGCAACATTTGACGAAACGATAGCAAGCGCATACGCCGACCCAGGTGGAGTCATTGACGCTTATAAATCTTTAATACAACAATCGAATATCCCAACAGGCGCACAACTTGCACCAGACTTAACACAACAACAGTTGGACGCCGGTCAATTATTACAATCAGGACTAGGTTCGTATCAACCATTCTTAACGGCAGGAGCACAGTCATTACAAGCGGCAATGGGCGCAACAGGTCCACAAGCCATGCAAGAATATATGAACCCGTATACACAAGAAGTTGTTGATGCAACGACCACAGACCTTAATCGTCTATTTGGTCAACAACAAGCGGCACAAGCACAAAGACAAATACAAACAGGTAGTTTTGCAGGATCAGGCACAAGAGGTGCAGTAATGGATGCAGAACTTGCACGAGCACAAGGAGACGCTCTTGCAAAAGCAGTCGGTGGATTAAGATTTAGATCAGCACAAGATGCACAAAAAGCAGCACAACAAGCTGCTAAAACACAAGCAGGTATTGGACAACTTTACGGTGGACTTGGACAAGTTGCACAA